GGACCTTATGAACCTCAAAGAAAAGAAAGCACTTCTCAAGAGACTTGAAACTGCTTATAATACCTGTATGGATTGTGGACGAACCTATGGTGTTTATTCGGTAGGTTGTTCTTCTGTTTATACGTCAACCTGTGATGTGTGTGGTGAAACCAAACCTATCACAGAGACCCGTGACTTTGCTTACTTCATTACTGGAATTCGTAAACTCAAACTAGAGATTGAAAATGAAAAGAGTAACCGTAAGACCCAAAAGCAGCAAGGCGAAGAACCGTCTGTGTAATATGATGGGCAACAATCCTGTTTGTATTGTTGAGCAAGACAAGGGTGATGGTATGATGTTTCTTGCATCCGAGAATCAGAAATACTTCTTCTGGGTCAATGTAAACAACGATTGTCATTGGGAATGTGATTGGGAGGTATTATGAACTACTTGTGCTTGGTTGATGGTCTGGTAGAATATGGGAGCACAAGTCTCTCTGACTTCGCACACTATCAACTGATGTATGCCGAAGAACACCAAGATGCTGATGTTCAGTACCTGACTCTGACCGATGAAGAGTATGATGCTATGTTCCCTTGTGAGGAAGAAGAATGAAACCTAAGTTTTATGTCATTTTAGAACAGGCAATTGAAGAGGGTGTGCGTCAAGGATGGCATCGGGCACACAAACATGTAGAAAACCCCAGTGAAGGTGCTGTGATTGAGCATATTGAAGATGCTGTGATGTCTGCGATTCACGAATACTTTACTTTTCCTGAGGACGAATACCAATGAGTTTTTCTAAAACTGTTTCTGTTGTTGCTGCCCTTGCTAGTATTTTTAGTGTGGGTCTTGCAAGTTGGAAGATTTCTGAGGATATTAAAAACGCACAAACTGCTCCTCTGGAACAGACTCTGGAACAGAAAATCCAAGAACTTGAAAAGAAACTAGAAGAACCAGCACAACCAGCACAACCAGTTGAGCAAGTGGCACAACCTCAAGTGCAAGCAGTTCAACAACCCGTTATACTACCTCCAGTAGCACCACCCCCTGTGCCACCTGAACAACCTACAAATCCATGAAAACCTACACTCTCACTATCACAGAAGAACAGGCACGGGCACTGCAATATGCTACTGATGTACTCCAACGAGTTCAGTTGGGGCAGTGGGAAGAGATTGTGGATTGGTTGCCTCTTAAAAAACCGACTGATTATACCAAACTTCACGAAGACACACGCACGATTGGCAATATTCTTTGCAATCATATGGTAGATGATATTGATTGTCCTCAAGTTTCTTTGGGTATTGGGCATCCAGACCTTCCCAAGAATAATGGAGTTCTTTATGACCTTCACTGTGTTATTCGTAAGAAACTTTCTTGGGAACGGGCAGTAGAAGAAGGTATTATTGAGAGTGAGGATTCGGAAAGAAAGTGGCCTGAAATGATGCAGGTATGCTATGATGACCCTATGAAATGGGGACACGAACCCCTTGCTAAAATGGAGAGGATTGATGAAACTCTTTGACTATGAAACCTATGAGGACTATGGGAAAGAATGGTTTCTCCAAGTTCTCTCATGCCGCAGATTTGCTCTGTTGGATATTACTCTCCAATGGGATGATTATGGATGTGATGATTTATTCCCAGCATTTCAGTTGAGTATTGGTTCCAGTCATTTGTTCGGTGGTTTTATCCGATACAAACGATTTCAATTTGATTGTAGTATAGTTGATTGGAAACCAAGAGACCTTCGTTGGTATAAAGAACACAAATGACGACTAGGGCACAAGAACTCCTAGATGCTTCTATGGAACTCACATTGCGACCACAGAAGGATGACCGCAAGAAACTGATTGCTTTTATCATCAACGAAGCAGCAGCACGACTTTGTACTGATTGTGGAGAACTTCAAAGTCCTGTTGATGTATTGTATGAACTTGCCAATGAGGTAGAAGCACTATGAGTAGAAAAAACAGAGCACAACAAGTAATGAATGAGTATTATAGTAAGTTGGGTCCAGGTCCAAATTATTATGATAATGCTGCCGTTGCTGCTGCTCTCCGTGAAGTAGTGGAGGGTCTCAATATTGAACCAGACCCTGACCGAGAATTGAGTATGGAAAAAAATTATTTCATCAAGGGACAGAAGTGGGTAAAGGGTGCTATACTGCGTCTTGCTGATGAGTTGGAGGACGATGAACTCTAATGGTTGAGAAAGTAAAGTTTGTAACTGTTACACGAACTATTGACATCACAAAAGGTATTCATTACCTTGATGCTATTGATGAGAATGGGTATCACTGGACAGCAGAAATGGATAACAGACAAGAGAAGTGGTTAGTGTATACAAAAGTGTGGACTAAAGACCCTCAAATGCCGTATGATATATGAAAAACTATCGTATCAAAAAAGTCACAGACGGACACTCAACCAGATATTACCCACAACACAAAAGATTTGGATTGTTCTGGTATAATATATTTGTAGATGAATATAGGGATGGTGATTATTCTACATTTGAAGAAGCACAGTGGCACCTTTGTAACTTCTTGAGGAAACCTGTGATAGAATACCTTGACTTTGATTGTGATTGTGGAGAACCTCTGTGACTGAACCCATTCGTCTATGTAAGGATTGTAAGCACTACAAGAAAGATTGGTGTGCTCGTATTACTGGATATGGAGACACATTTGACTTATGCCTCAATCCTCATCTGTCTGGAAATGTTGTGACTGGGAAATCTAATGGTGGTTTTTGTGATAATATGAGAAAGTATCACGGATGTGGAATGGAAGGTAAGTATTGGGAGGCAAAATGACTGAAAAGTATTACTGCGATTACCCAACAGAACCTATTGGTGGTGATAATCCTTATTATCGTTGTTCTTATTGTAAGATTAGTGATCCACAAATCAACGGATACTTGGAAAATCACGAAGAATGGTGTGAGTATCGCATAAAAATGGAGGCACGGAAATGACTGAAATTGAAAAAACAAAAGCAGAAATTAAAGTGCTTGAAAAGAAACTCTCTTTCCTTGAAGAACTGGAAAAAACAAAATCACCAGTAGAAGAAGCATATAAAGATTGGATGGGTGTGTATCCTCCAACTAATCCAAGTGTTGATAATATTTTTGATATTAGGTGGAGAGCATTTCAAATGGGATATAATGCCTCAAAAGAAAAGAAAGTGAGTGAAAGTTTCCAAGCAGGTTATGAGTTTGCTTATCAACAAAATGTGAGTGAGTGGGAACCAACTCCACAAACACCAGAGCAAGTTGCTGATGGATTGAAAGGAGCATTCAGGGAAGCAGTCAAGCAAGGTGTAGTTTCATCTTCTACTAAACCACAAAATCTTACTGATTTGATTTATGATTGGTGGGAAGATGTATTTACAACCAATAGTAATGATGATATGGAAACTTCTATTGAGGATTTGGTAGATAGGATTGAGTTGTTCTTACCGAAAGAACAATCTTCTGCTGGTTCTCAAAATGAGTATGTTGAATGCACGGTAGATGGTTTCAACGATTGTCTCAAGAAAATTAAGGGGAAACTACGATAATGCCATTCTTTCCCGACTGCTATGATGAGTGGGGGCTTTATAAGTTTACCTACGATGGAGACCACAAGATGTATGAAATGCTGTTTGAGGGCACAGAAGAAGAGTGTCGTCAGTATGCTTACGACAACTATACTGATAAGGAGCAAACTAACATGTGCCTGATGGATTGGGAAGCAAGGGAGTGGAGTGTATGACCCATGAGGAAATGCTAGAAGTTGCCGCACAACGAGAAGCAGAAAACAAAGCCTTAGAATCACTTGGAATTGATTATGGTGATTTTGAGGGTGAAGACGATGTAGATTATTATGCACCGAATGGTGATTACATCAAGTCTTATCCACTTATCAATCGTGTAGAAGTGATTGGTAAGAATGGACGAGAGTTTGTTCAATATGACTGCTCTAATGTTCAAATATCAGAACAAGATGAAGGACGTACACTCAAGGTATTTTTATCATGAGACTCATAGACCGATATAACGAATACTACAACGATGAATGTGCTGCTGCTCCTTGGGGTTCTCTTACCAGCATGGAACATTTGCAGGCAACCACAATTCGTGCTGTGCTTTATGCCTTTGCCCGTAAGTATAATATGAAGGAGAGTATTTCTGTAGAAGATTTGAACAACCTTGCTGACCTGATTGAAGAACAAGGAAACGAAAGCAACAAGAGGCATGAGACAGTTATGAAAGTGGCACAAGAGCACTCCACAGATGCCACTTGATGCCCTATAATAGTCTCATACACAAAGGAACTCCCTAATGCCTTTCTACACAAAACTTCCTGGAACTGATGTGCTCCGCAGTAAGATTGATGTCTTCACGATGTCTGACCCTGATGATGAAAAGATTTTTCATCGGGTAGAACTTACAGTAGATAATGCTGGTGTCTTCATTACTTCCTGTGAAGGGGGTGCTCGTGAGGATATGAGTATCGCACAGAAGGATTTGGCAATCGCAGTTGCCCGTGCTATTCTGGAAGCATACGGAGAGGTTTGATGACTTATTCACTCAACCAAGAAGCAAAAGCATTCTCATACACAAGAGAAGAACTCTTTAAGTGTATCACGAATATCGTAGCACATCCTCATAAAACCATCACAGAGCACGACCAATCCCGTGCTCTTGCAATTATGGTGGTGATTGATGATTACTACACCAATTATGTTCAAAGTGATAATAATGGTGGGTATTGTGTCTATGAATGTGATGCTACTGACCTCACTGATTTTGTAAGGTTCAAACTTGGTATTGGAGATTATGATGCCGTTGATGTTTATGAGGTTTTGAAATGACAGAAGACCGCAACGATTTTCCAAAGGAAGAATGTAAGAATCCCGATGAGATTATCGTGCGGGATATTGATACATTTCATATGGAAGTGATGGGTCCTGATAGTGTGTGGATTGGGATTACTCGTAAAAATGGACAGATTGATCACTTTAATGTTATAGTGAAAGGTAAGAAGTTAAGCACCTTATGGTCTCCTAATACAGGTAATCTAAATGAGATTTGAAAACCCAACAAAATGGGAACTCTTCCTTGATGGTTTCCATAACTTCTGGTATGCTTTGGATAGTTATGATACTATTGAGCACTTTCCAGATGATTTTTGGGAAGCACTTTCTTATGGTTGGATGCAAGAATATATTTTTCCTTATGATGACCCATTCAATCGCACTATTTCACCTGAACGTAAGTTGAGGTTAGGGCAGTGAATGAGAAATCTAAAATATTCTATAACATCTGGTGCTGTGCATACCAACGCAGAGCATTATATAAAGGCACTGCTAGAGAGCACCGAGAGCACGAAACTATCCGTATGTGTCTTGATATGAAAGATGTAAAGTTCTACCAATTTGATACAGAAAAACCCAAACACTTGAACTAAAATGAATGATGCACATTATGGTTGGGTAATCAATACTCATTATGATTGGATCAATATGCTCACTCGAATGGAGCAGAAGAAACCACAACGATTTGAAGAGTTTCAGTATTCACAACAGACAATTTATCATCACCTAGATAAGTTGCAACACGAACAGCATCTTTATGACTAATTTTAATGATTGGTTTGAAGAGATGGAAGGGTTCTCATTCCGCTCTGAGCGGTTCTATGATGACTTTGATTATGCTGCTAAAACAAATGATTACGGAGCAATCATCAAGTGGTTACAAGCGGCATATCAACTAGGATATGAAGAAGGACAACGACTTTATGGAGGAACTGAATGAACTTTACACCTGAACAATATAAACTCATTTACACTGCTGTGCGTCGTTATCAGTATGATAAGACCGTGCTGAACAGTAAAGAGTATCATACCTGTGGTGAGGTGCTTGACGAATTGTTTGATGCCGTGTATACTCAACGTGTTGAGCAACCTACCTGATGGAT